CTCCTTCATACCCTTTGACAAAGCAAAGTTACGAAGTTCCGTCCATGTGGCTCCCGTCGATGTCCAGTGGTAGAGTTTGAAAAGGTCGTCCGCCTCGATACGTTCCTGTTGCACTTTGGAGTCTTGCAAGTCAACATTGCTTGCCACGGCTCGCATCTGAGGAACACCAAGTGCTCCGGCGGCTTCAGTCACCACGAACTCCCAGTCTTCCATATCCTTGCCTCGGGCATCGTCCTGCTTGACGGTGAAATAGACGGTGCCGTCCTTCTCCTTGTGCTTGATACATACCAGCGTGTCGGTGATCTTGTTTCCAAGCTCCGTTCCGAGGTGTCCGCGCATCTTGCTCTCGTCGTCGTTCTTTGGGCGAGGGTTCATGTGCAACGTGTTCCAGATACATATCTGTCGCTGCTCCGCAAATGCCATGAGGTCGGTGACCAATGCACTGCTGGCCTCGTTGTCGTTGAAGTCGCTGATGATGTCTCGAATACCGTCAATGAACACTGCGTCAGGATTCAGAATCTCAATGGCTTGCCGTATGAGTCTGTAACGCTTCTCGTAGGCGCGTTCCTTGATGTTTCCCTTGTCATCCTTTACGTCGGTGATGGAGCGCAGCCACAGGACGTGAAAACGCTCGCAGGGAATATCGAGCGGCCAACCGCACAACCAATGCACTCGTCGGAGCACCTTTGCCGAGTTCAATTTCTCCATCTCGGTATCAACGTAGAGCACTGTCGGCAGGTGTCCGAGGTATTGAATGGTACGGTCAGGAACTCGTAATCCTGGAAGACATTGCGTTGTTCTTGTTCGCTCAATGTCGGTTCCTAAGACAGCCGCCATCAGTTGAGCCAACAGAAACGTCTTGCCGTTCTTCTTTTGACCGCTGATGGCCTGAATACCTCCGAGTGTCGAGAACGGTACGCCGTTATATTCCAGAAGGTAGTAAGGCTCTGGGTAGTTCTGAGTGGCATCCAGCAAGTACGGCTCAATCTCTTGTCGTCGTTGCAATATCGCTACCTCATCATCTGGCAGTGGTATTCCAATTAGTTTTTCTTCACTCATAGTTCCTTATATGTTCTACGGTCTTACACCGCAGGTAGTAATCGTATGGAGGCCGCTCGGTAATGGGTATCTTTCGGTACTCATCACGAAGAGCGGCCTTTATCTTTCGCAGTCCGTAAGGTAGCATACTCTCGCAAGCATCAGTGGATGGCGGTCTGTACGGCTTATCACGATGTTCGCGTTTTCGGGGCTTTCCGTTCTTGCGGTAATACTGGCGTGCGTATGCTTTCTTCTGCTCCTGTCTCGCCAAGTATTCCTTGCGGTTACGTTCAGTCCTCAGCGCGTCGCTCTCGGCTCTCGTCATGTCACTACCATGTTGTGATTTCGATGTTCCACGCCTCGACGCTGTTGTACCATCTTGTTTTCCCGTCCTTGGTAACTTCGCGGGCATTGATCTCAAATTGAATCAGTACGGGTGCATTTTTATCGGGCATGTTTTCTACGAACTGCTCCCACAGTTGACAGCGGTCCACACCTCGCACCTCGAAGTTAATCTTCTTTTCGTACTGACCTGGAATAACGACCAAGTATTCATCTACGCGCCACTGGTTGCCTGTGCGCTCGCTTGTACCACTCTGTGAATTGGTACGAATCTTAATAATTCCTTTTATTTCCATATTCTAAATGATTTAAAAATTCTCGATATACCTTGAGCCATGAAGTTTCTCCCACGTCATGCGGAGATTACTTATCTTATCTGCGAAATCGCTCTGTGTCATGGAGTCGCCATCAATCTTTTCCAGTTGCGATTGCATGAAGCGGATATACTCAGGCTTCTTGATCTTACCCAATGGTTTGGGGCGCAAACTGGCCAACGATACACTGACACCCAACGGAACGACATCCGTAATGACATGGTCGCCACATACATCGTCAATCCGTCGTCGCTTATGATGCAATGAGCATTGACAAATGCGCTCGCGCTGTGGGTCTGACATGTGGTACTTGCACGAAGCGCAACACCTCACAATCAGCAAACCAGCCCAATTTCGCACAAATTCCTTGTTAAATTCCATAATCTATATATTTAAATGTTGCTCTTCTGATATAAAAGAGCACTATCCTCGCGGACGGTGCTCGCAAAACAAAAAACAAAAAATTCTGAAAAATGAAATTAAATAGTGTATATGACAAAGTTAATATTAAGTTGTTAACACCTTATTGTGGCTATTATACGGCCAGTCTTTATGACCGTTGGTAACCACTATATCAGGGATTGAACTATAATCATATATTGCCGTGCAACAATCTGGTCGATGTCCGTAGTTTTGTTTTTCGCGTTCACACCATGAAAGCGGCAAACCTCGCGAGTCCTGTGGTTCGCTCAGGAAATCACCAGGCGGGATGCGATAATGATACACCGCGTTAGTCAACGTCCTCTCAATATATTCTGGGGATAGACTTTCACAATGCTTTGCAGCCTGCTTCATCATCTCTACCCACGCAGGAGAGAAAGGACAATGCCATTGACCGTCGCATCCGTCGTTATAATGACGATATTGCTTGGTGTATATCATGACAAGGTTCCGCCAATCATACACATAATAACCAGTGCCGCTGGAGCAGCTACCAGCCACACCCACTTAGGCAGTCCATCGAACGACTTGTCCTCGCTCATCAGAATGTCAATCAGTTCTTTCATAATCGTATCTTTTTAGTTATTAATGACACCCCTCTGCGTTCTCACGGGCTGGGGACCGTCACTACATAGTGGCCGCATTAGTGTCTTACTCACGCTGCTGTCCTGGCTCTTCACACGCTATCCTCATGTGCATCTTCGCCTACAGATTGCTTTCACGTTGTCGTTCCACTCCAGCTATTTGCCTTCTGTGCCACTTTGCTGCCTCCGCTTGACCTGTGGTTGGCCTTGCCGTTCGCCCGATGGTACACGTACCAACTGACTTTTCCATGCACTTTGTGGAAGGTGGCGGACTCGAACCGCCTGCTCATCCTAAGCTCTTCAGGGAATCACCGCCGAGGGGTAGAACTGCTGTAGCATTTATTCGGTCGGTGTGCGAGGCTTTAAACCATTCCCCTTATTCCAATCTTGCCGGTTTGCACCCTTATTCCGGCTTTTCCTTCCTTTATTCTTTGTGTCTTTATGGCATAGCAACCTTAACCCTGACCGTCTCCTGCTGGTCAAGTCTCACCACTCTGCATCTCAGTTTCATGATTTCGCCCGATGCAATCATCCTCTGTATCTTATGTTTCGGGTAGGCTAAACGTTGCGTGGGATGCTCTACTCCCTGCTCATCCACCACGATAGCCCTTGCTGGTTGCAGGCATTGTCCATAATGCTTCAACCAATCGTGTGTAAACATCCCGAACTGAGCTATCAGTTCCTTCTCTGTCAGCCACACCTCGTCGTACATCTCGCGTTCTTCCTCTATCGCACGACGTACAACAGCCTTCAGTTCGTTCATCTCTTCCCGCGTCATGTATCAATCCCTTTCTAACATTGGAATAATACCCCGCTTCTTCAACTCTTCATAGAGGAACTTACGACCTGCTTGCGTCCATTCCGTATGCAGAACCACGTCCGGACTGCCATCAGCCCTCGTAATATCAATGCTCCTGCTCGACACATACCCACAATCCTTATATTTCGCGTACAGAATCCACTGCCCATTGATGCTATACTGAATGCCCATCTCGGCCAACTTCTTATTCAGAGCCTTGCCGCTCATGCCGTAGTCCTGTGCAATCTGGCTGACGGTCAACAGAGCCTTTGACCTCATAATCAAGTCGAGGTAGTTCTTGTCGTGCTTCAGTTCCTGGTTCTCGGCAGCCAGTTGGATGTTCTCTTCTTCGAGCTTCTTGTTCTCGATAGCCAACACCTTCTTCTCCTTATATTCCTTTGCCCATGCCATTGCAGCCTCGGCAGGATCGGTGAAGTTAGGCAAAGCAATCATTCCTTCACGTGACTTCCTCTCCAACTCCTCCCAACGGATAACCAACTTTGCACGGGCTTCGTCGTTGAACTTCGTGGCAACATATAAGCACTCTGTCTTGGTGAGTTCGTAGTAAGGTTGTTCCTTATGTCCACCGTTAGGCAAATCATACGTTTTGTGCAAGAGGGAAAATTTTCCCTGTTGTACCTTTTCCCATGCTGGTTCCATTGCACGGATAGCCTTCATCACGTCATTGTGTGGCTTTCCTGTCAGCTTGGCAATTTCCAAACTGCTCATCGTCTGCTGTGGATTATCCACAAATTCAATCATCTCGTTCATAGTTCCTTCTCCTTTCTGTTTACTTTAATCTCTTGTAGGCAATAGTCAGTGGCTCACCCGTCTCAATACGCTCGAAGTCCATGCCCTCAAGTCGCTTCATCGTCGAAAACTGCACCCGCGCAGTCTCAACGGCCTTGGCGTTTGGCAGTACAAAAACACCCATCTTGCCGATTTCGATGTTTCTGATGTCGTCTCTTGAAACCTTTTCGCAAATCATAATTTTACTTAATTTATTTGTTATTTAAAAACAACATCGGGAGAAAAGCCGTATATTTGCAATCCGACACCCTCGCAAAGTGTTCGCAAATGGCGGTTTACCGCTTGTGAAAAGATGGCTACCCGTCTGACGGCTATTTCTTTGCCCGAATGTTGCCGTTACTTAATTACGGGTGCAAATATACAAACTTATTTTGGTACTTGTGTAGATTTGTGGTGATTTTTAACAATGTTTAAGGTATTAATGTGTTTTGCCTATGAGATTAAGGAATAATATTTTTGCCGCTGCGTTCGATTATCTTAAACGCAACACAGACATAAAGACGCAAAAAGAACTGGCACGTCGTATGGGCGTGACGGAAAACACTATCACGCGCATACTTAAAGATTATACAGAGGTCACCGAGGACATCATCACCAAGTTGCAAACCGCTTCCGACTGCATATTTAACCTTCAGTGGCTTCGAGGTGAAGATGCAAATCATATGCTGGCATCAGATTTGGCAGATGACTTGTATCGCCAAAAGAATGAATCCCGTCCAGAAATAGACTTTTCAAGTTACATCAACGCCCTGCTTGCTAAGGCTGACGAGACCATTGCATCCCTGAAGCGTGAACTCTCGACCAAAGATGACATCATTCAAGAGAAGGATGTCCGCATAAAAGAAAAAGATGAGCGTATCGCCGATCTCGAAAAACTTGCAGAAGAACGCTTGCATCGTATCGCTGAGCTTCGCCGCTATATTGACGAAAACAATATCAGCATGACCGACCATCCATTTCCTATTGGCGTAGCTGACGATGCCAAACAGTCTCACAAACGTGTGTAATTATATCCCAATGTTTACCCAAAATAACAAATAAACGTTAATGAAACCCTCGCAACCACCCTAAATAAAAGAATTCCACTAAAACCACACATTTCCCTCCACTTCCACAACCATAAAAGTTGGGATTCTGGCGGAAATGCTGGAATCCTTAGTATTTAAAAGGGGTTTGGGGAATGATGGAGAAATTTGGCGCAAGTCGAAATAGGTGGATTTTGGTGGAAATCGGGGCAAATAGTTTGCCAAATGTTTACCCACGTTTACCCCAAAATGCGAAATGGGTAAACAAAATGGCGGTTTTGGGTAAACACGTGGGTAAACAAATTGCCAGAAGTATAGTAAATAAAGGTAATACAGAAGATTTAAACGAAAGATTATGATAACAATGTCAATTATGTTCGACCATCGGAATCGAACAAAAAAGGGTGAAGAAGGTCCCATTGAGATTCGTGTGACGGTAAACCGCAAACCTTATTATATAAACACGGGCATACGCGTGCCTGCGCACAGGTTTGTGGCAGGCACCATTCGTGATGATAAGGACACGTCGAATGCGGACGACCTGAATGAGCGTCTCAGGATTATGGCGCACTTGATTGAGTTGGAGATTAACAAGTGTATTGAGGAGCGTCGTGCGATAGATGTGGCTGACATTCGTCGTAGGGTGGGGGATATTGACGTAGAATCCAGCAATGATGACCAAGAGCCTACCTTGGTGAATTGGATCAAGGAACAGATACCTATGCTGAATGTTTCGAAGGCTACCAAGCAGAAGTATTCGGCTCTTTGCAGTCGTCTGACGAGGTTTGGGAAGCTGACACGGTGGGAACAGCTGAGCACTGAGGCTATATACAACTTCGACGCATGGCTGCACCAGCAGGACAAACCGCAAACGGACACTGAGCGGGCTAACGGACGTGAGCCGCAGAAGATAGGCGACGCGGGTGTGGATTCGTATCATAAGAGCTTGCGGGCCATGTTGAACCGTGCGATGAAGATGGAGAGGATTGATGCCAATCCTTACGACCGACTGCGTGGTGAGTTCAGAAGCGGGAAGCGCGACACGGTGGATTATTTGACAGAAGAGCAGATGCAGAAGATTATGGACTTAACTCCCGTTCCTGGCAGTCAAGTGGCAATGGCTCGCGACTTATTCATCTTCCAGATGTATACGGGTCTGTCGTATAGTGACACGCAGCGTTTTGACATTAACCAATATCGCGAGGTGGATGGTCAACTTACGTTCATGGGCGAACGTGTGAAGACGGGTGTGCCTTACGTCAGTGTGCTGTTGCCTCCCGCTGTGGATGTGCTGAAGCGTTATGGCATGAAGGTACCCAAAATCAACAACCAGCGTTACAACCAAATGCTGAAGGCCATCGGTATGGTGATTGGTATTGCGAAGCTGCACTCCCACATGGCTCGCCATACCTTTGGTACATGGATGCTCTCGCAGGGTGTCAAGATAGAGAATGTGTCGCGCATGATGGGGCACACCAACATCACGCAGACGCAGCGATATGCCAAGGTGCGGGCTAAGGATGTTCACGACGACTTTGACAAGGTGGCGAAGCAATTCAAGAAATAAAAAAGGGGCACCGCCGTGCCCCACAAACTAATAAACGCAAATTAAACTATGAAAAATGAGTAATTATTAATTTATATAGATACGTGTGTGTATTATCTCCATATCACCTCACCGATAGATACGAACTGGATGGAACCCTGCGCCAGATTTCCATTTGTCGCCACGATGTCGATGCTCTTCAGCATGACGTTCATTTCGAGCTCGGTACCGCTTTCGTGTATTCGTATTTTATATATATTTCCGAGACGTATCACGTCCTTGATGTCGGCTGAGTCAGAATCGTATATCACACCGTCACCCAACAGCAGATAACTGAAGTTGATGTTCAGTTTCTTGCGGCCTGCAAGAGCGGTGTACCATTCTCCCGTGTCGGGCGATGCTATCTCTATCTCTTCACAGTCGCCTTTTATCTGACACGACTTGCTGCCGGCCAGTGTGTACCAATCGCCCAAGCCGCTCCAGTCTGCCTGAATGTATATCTCTTTGCCTGTTACTACCATAATCGTATTGTTTTAGTTAATTACTCGCTGCATGGTGATGACTACTTCGTCGTCCCACGGATATTCTGATATGCTAATGATGCGCCACGATTGTGACATGAATGACATATATACAAAGTAAATCCATGATGGTAGGGTGGCGATCTTCTTGAAGCGTATCTGTAGGCGTGCGTTTGATTTCAACAGGTATTGATAATCTGTGAAGCGTGTGGTTACTACGCTGGTGCCTATCTGATTATTGCGCTTTCGGTAGGCTGTCATCATCATTTCCACGGTTACCTCTCCGTCGCCATCACCGTTACCGTTGTAGATAATATCCTCGTCGGCCTGTACCACATTCCAATTATGCCATGATGACGGCAATTCCTCAATAGTCAAGTCTTCGATGGTCAATGTCTGCACAGGGTTTTCTCCTGTCGATTGAGTCTGATAAAATCTCAATTCGATGGGCATGTCTGAAGGCACGTTGGTTATTTCAGTGTCTGCATCCCAATATCCCGTTGGCACTGTTGTTGACCATTGCCCTTGTCCGTGGTAGTATTTATCGCCCACTTTTATCTTGACTCCTACTTTCTTGTGCGCTATGGTGCCGTCATCACTCAGCGTCAGGATGGTGTTGCCCCAACGCGATTTCCACTTGACGATAAGGTCGGAACCCGTCGGGCGGTCGTAGAATCTGACGGTAAAAATCCAACCTAACAGATTTTGACCTGGCAGATTAACCAGAAAGCACTCCTTTTGGTCTACGCGGCTACCACATGAGCACGGATTAACACCTTCGTCCGCCAGTCTTCCATTATAAAACACGTTGCTGGGTAGCAGATAATCTCCTGATATTTCCGGTGTACGGTTAGGATTTGGTGCAGTAAACATTGTGAGCCATGCCGCATATTGATTGCCGTCTATGGTAGCACCGTTATAAACCATGTGGTCGAAGTTAAACTTCGCACTATCTACATATTCACCGCCATAATTCAACCTTACCCTCTCAACGGGTATCACACTCGACTCCTTACCATTATTGTCGGCGGGTGTGGCATAATTGGTTAATGATGCTGTGGTGCTGCCTGTCGATGGTAATGTTTGCACGTTGGTTAGTGTGCGCAAGTTAGCAGCTGTCACGAATTTATAATTACCCATGTGGTCAAACATCGAGAACACCATCTGCGTAGGAGTCTCGTGAACTATCCACCCAAAGGCATTACACAATCCTTCGATGTAATCGTAAGCAGTCACTGGCTTAAACAGACTAACAGTTGTGTTAGCGGGCGACCAATCAGAGTCAAACGGCGATGTAACGAGCGACGAAATGGCGGCATCCAATCCCGTGCTCAGTTGTGGCCATGTAACTCCTTCATATACTACGCCAAGGTCACCTAATAGGCCCAGCACGTCATCCAACAAGGCTGCAAGGCTGATGGCCCGCGGTGGATTATACACCTTCATCTTGATGTTGTCCAATAACCCCAAAGGTGATATAATAGGGATGGATAATTCCCTGGGTGCTGCCTTCCAGTCGTTATCGAACGATTGAGCCTGAACAAATCCTATGAAGTTTAACGTCTGTCCGTAATAAAACTCCACGTACAGGTCGGTGCGCTTGCTTGGATAAAGTTCGCTCAGTCCGCCGTAAACAGTCTCTACCAGATTAATGTAACCTGTCTTCGTGCGCACTACGGTCAACAGGTCCTCGTCGTCGTCCTCTTCGAAATAAATTGGGTTAGTGCCCGCCACACCTGGTGCGCTGGCATTGTTGATTGACAACTCCGTTACCACACTACCCGTATATCCACGCTTATATATATCAATGACGCAGTTGACACCCTTTAGCGATTTAAAGGGTATCGTCCATTTCTTATTTCCCAAGCTCCATGACATACGCCTTACCTCCTATTCGTTTGTACATACTCGCCGCGTCCGGTACGGCGACCGTTATTGTTCAATACCAAGCGGATTTGTTCTCCCTTGATGACGGCATTCAGTTGAAGGTTCTGTAGTGCGTTACCACCTTCCAAGGCATCCGCCAACACGCCCTGCTGGGCGCGGTTAAGCACCAGCTCGCCGCTGTTTAGCATGGCGGGCACACGGTCACCACTGAGCGAGTTGCCGCCTACCCATCCGTTTGCAGCATGCACGATACCGCCGTTTGCAAAAGGAATAGATGATGCCACTGTGTTGGCCCATACCGCTGCTGTCAAAAAGTCTAATGATATTGTGTTGGCGGTAATGGCTGCAAATTGCGTTATTCCGATAATGGTGCTGATTCCTTGTATAATGGTCATCAGTCCGTTCACTACGCCCAGTACTTGGTTCACGCCTTCAGGCAACTGGATTCCCATCTGCTGCAAACCGCTGGCTACCTGGTTCAGTCCAGACACCACCTTCTTGATGTCGTCCGTCGGACCGCCATTGCTCTTCTTACCCTCTTCTTTTCCATTCTTGAAGTCGATGTTGATGGGGTCAATATCCATCTCTTTCAACTTCTCGTTGATCTGGTCTTGCAGATTTTGCCAGTATTCATCGGGCACGCCTTCGCCCATTATCTTCTCAATCAGAAATCCTGTGGGTATTTCTATGCCCTCGATGCCGTTCTTGATTTGCGTCTCCATCAGTGTGCGCAGGGTCTGCATGTCTGCATCGATATTCTGCTCTGCCAACTTGACGCGCACTTCCTGTTCCAATGCTTCACCAGCGGTCTTTGGAACTACGGGCACCTCGATGGGCTTTCCATATTGTTCGCGCAGTGAGCGCTCTATATCTTCGTCGGTGATGACGGGCTCTACTTTTATCTCGACCACGGTACCATTAACCTGCGCAATCAGCTCTTGCACACGCTTCAACGCTTCCGTCGTGTCGGCTGTGACCGTCATATTCTTTGGCTCAATAGTAACACCCTCGATGTCGCGCAACAGTGGCAGCGCCTCGTCGGTTGCCGTGATGCTGAACGTCTTAGGGTTAATGGTCACGCCCTCAATCTCGCGTAACAGTGGCAGCGCCTCGTCGGTTGCCGTGATGCTAAACGTCTTAGGGTTAATGGTCACGCCCTCGATGTCGCCAATCTTTTGTAAAGCCTTGGCGGTATCAACGTCCACAGTAATATCAACCACCGTGTCCTTGGGCAGCTTGCCCTGCAAGACGTCCAGCTCGTTTTGTGCATCTTGAAGTTTCTTTCGAAGGTTGACGATTTCGTTCTGGTCCCAGCTTTCACGTATCTGTCTCTGAAGGTCGCTGACGCGTTCCTGAGCATTACCAATTAGTCCGGTAATTTCGGTAAAGTCATCTTGTACGGCTTTAGTTCCTTTGGTGGCTGACGGGTCGAGATAGCCGAGATTGGTCTTCGTCTGACTGATTTGCTTGGTGAGGGATTCTACCTGTTCCTGGTCGCCCGCTTTGACGGCCTTCTTGCGCTGTTCTTCCAGTTCCTTCAGCTGCCTGCGGAGTGATACGACGTTTTGTTCAGCCTGCTTGGTGCTGACATTGATGTTGACAGGCTTCAAGATGTCCTTGGCACCTTTAACGTACTCGTTTTTCGCAATTTGGAAAGCCTTAGCGCGGTTTTCGGCTGCTTCCAGCTGACGCGTAGTGTCATCAATGAGAGGCTGTAAGTTGCCGGCAGTTCCATCTTCACGCTGCTTCCTCCGCAATCCAGCTAACTCGTCACGCAGTCGGTTTGCCTTTCTCCATTCTTTTTCTTCTTGGTTTTGGAATGATGCAACCTGTCTGTCATACAATTCACGCTTGCCTTCAATTCCTTTTCCTCCTCCTGAATATTCATGGAGTATGCGCAATGCTTTACCACTGCGTGTTTCTGCTCCATTGCTGCCGTCACCGTTAATGTCTCGCAAGGCATTCATCTGACGACCAGCCTCGGTGAGTTCGTTCAGCATACGGGCCAAAGGTCCGCCAATGATGTCGAGGATACCGATTTTCATCGAAGTCCACAGCTGATTGCTGGCTTCCTCGACGGGTGCGAACTTGCGCCCCAATTCCTCCATCTTGTTCTGGAGGCTCACGTTGGCTTGTGCTGCACGGTCGGCTGCGGTCTCCACGTAGTCGCCGGCTGCTGCCATCTGCTCGCGGATGATGGCACCGACGGCCTTGGTCATGTCGCCGGTCTCTTTCATGCGCTCACGAATTTCCGTAGCCGATAGTCCAAGGTTGTCGAGGATCATGAGTGACTTACGACCAAGACCTGTGACTATACTGTCAACCATATAATCGACTGACTGTCCTGTGTCCTTGGCCTTCTTCTGGGCGAAAGCGAGCATCGTGCCGAGTTCATCGAGTGGCAGCTTGAAGTCGTTGAACTTCACGGCGGCTTTCATCAGTTCCAGGTCGGTGACGGTTCCGTGGGTAGCCTCGCGCAGACCATCGAGCAGGTCACCACGCCCCAGTCGCTCGAAGGCTATGCGAATGCCCTCGCCAGCTCTTGCCATTTCGATACCTTGCTGCACCATGCCGTACATCTCGGAGCCGAGGTTGGCAACGGCTCCTACGGCCTTGGTCATCAAGTTACCGCCAAAGACAGCCAATGCACCCTCCATTTTGCTACCGATGCCAGAGAATAGTCCGCCATCGCCCGCTTCAAGGCCTTTCATTTCTTCTTTGGTCTCACGGATGCGCTGTTGTAAGTGCGTCAAACTGTCAGCCACAGCCTTGCCGAAATCACTATTCTTTTGCTCTTCTGTCAGTTGGTTATACGAGCGTGCCACGTCGTTGAAAGCTCCGACTAATTCCTTTGCCCTATCTTTAGCGTTGACACTGCTTGTTGCAATGGTACCCAACGAACGGGCTGCTTCCAGACTATCCTTCGTGAAACGTTCGAAGTCAGCACCAGCCGACTTTGCAGACTTGGCAATGTCGGACAGTTCCTTGGCTGCGTTCTTTATTTTCGAGTCATACTGGGTAGTTTCCAGTTTGAACCGTGTGATTACGTCTTTGGCCATATATTTTATTGTATTTTAAATTCTGATGCGAGCATGTTTTCGATTTCCTGTGCTATCTCCGTGGCTGCTGCTTCCATTTGGAATGCAGATGAACGTCCGAACCATCCGCGGGCTCTGATGTGGCCACGGTCTCCGTAGCGAGTGCTGCGGTCGGCAGTTCCTAATTCCTGAAATCGGAGAATAAAACCTCTGTCTTTGCCTTGGTAGCTATCAATACGGATGGTTGTTTTGTTACGTCTCCTTCTGTTACCTCCACGCTGATGCGGGTTTTCATCGAGTTTACGGGGACGCTGGTAGTTGGTACCTGCACCACGACGGCGTGGACTCAGGATGTTCACCTGTCCGCCTAATATCTGTTTATATACCGAAGAGCGTACAGCACGATAGGCTTCGCGCGGGTCGTTCTCCAACACATCTTGTGCATCTTCCACAATACGGCGACGGGCGTTGTTGATAGCTTTCTTAATGATAGCTTGTAACTCCCGCTTGGTGGCGGGATTGGTAGTCATCAACTGTTCCAATTCCTGCCTACGCTCTTCGAGTCCGTATGTAGAGATAAAGTCTGCCATATACTTTTGTGCATTTTCATGTTATAGGTTTACCATAAAAATAACCGACTCGCGCATCACTGCGAGAGCCGGTCAACAACGTCAAATATCTCTTCAACTACAACAAATCATTACATTATGTCAGGGCTCCCTACCTTTCGCCGCTTCATTCATAGCCTTCATGTTGGCCTGAAGCTGGGCTGCTTCCTCGTCGGTGATGGGTGATTCGTAATCGTCGTCGTCATCTTCGAAGAGCGAGGGGAACATATCGGCGACAGTCTTACCCTTTGGGTCGCGCATTACATGGATGGTGGCATATACCGATTCGGCCAACATCTGATTGGTCAGTCGGTTTCGCTTGTTATATCCCCTGATGATACGTCGTGCCTCCCAGAAGCGTATCTCATAGAGGAATTCGTGCCTGCTGATTCCATATTCGCCTACGAACAATTCATAAAGGTCGCAGGCGGTTAGGCGTTTTTTGACTTTCTACTGCCGCGTCCCGTCTTTTCGGGCTTGTCCTCGGGTTCGCCCACGGGTATATGGTAGAACTCGATGTATAGGCCTGCAATGGTACCAAGGGCCAGTCCGATGTCCTCGGGTGTGGCGTGGTAGATAAGTTGCTTATCGTCGATGGGGTTTCCCTGATTCTGACTCTCATAATAGGCAGTCATGGCTGCTATGATGAGATAGATAGACTTGCGTGCGTCGGGCATCTTCTTGCTCTGAATGGACGCAATGACTTCGCGAATAAAATCGGTGCATTCCTCTTCAGCCAACAACTTGTAGCTGATTTCCGTACCGTAGCAATATGCCAGGGTGACCTTCTGGTCGAGGATGGTAATTTCTTTTGTGGTCATAGTTCTTTTAGTCACTTCGTTTTGTAAAAGCGAGCAAAGCTCGATTACTTTTAGTTTAAATACTGAAATTAACGCCCACCCGTACTAACACGCAGGGGAAGGTAGTTAGTGTATGGGCAGGCGTTTGTATAGGGTTTTGGGTTATGCGCCTACGTTGTAGTCGCCATAGCCTGACAGCTGGGTGTCGTAGGTGGCCACTTGTCGGTTGGCTGCATTCACAGCGATGGAACCGATGCGTGCCTGACCGCTTACAATCACGCTACCCTTGGTGCGCTGGTTGTCGCCGCTCACGTTGGCAATCTGCCAGTAGAGCAGGGTGCTTGATTCGTAGAAGTCCATCAGTGTGCCGAGGGTCTGACCACCAACGGCCGATGTAATGGTTTCGTTAGAAGCCACAAGCGCATTGGTAGAGATGTCGTAAGACAGTCCCGTGGGCTCTTGAACTTGCCACGTTCCTGGCGTATCCTTGGTCGTAGCGTCTTCCAAGCTCATGCTGATATGCAGCTGGAGCGTCTTGGCACCGGCCAAAACAAGGGCAGGATTGCTGGTGTCGCTGAGGAACAGGCGAACAAACTGACCCTTGGTGTAGGAGCCTGCTGCCACGGTCTCAATACTGGGTGTGGTGGTCAACTTCTCCAATGCGCCAGAGCCTGTGAATTGCAGACTCTTTGTGGAGTTCTCTCGGTCGTTGAAGACGACTGTCAGATCATTCAAAAACGCCTGGCCCTTGCGGGCATAGGTGGCTCCCTCGATACTTTGATTGTCGGTGGTCGAGGTCTCGTCCCACATCAGTGTGAACGGGGTCTTGGTCTTGATGGCTGTCAGCAAGGCACCAATATCAACCACGTTCAACGACTCTACCTGCACAGACCAACTGTTGCTGGTAACTTCGGGCTTTGCAGCACCGCCAACGTCGTCCTTGGTAGAAGCGTCGTCAGTGTTCGCCGTCAAATTCACCGTACATGTAGTCGCCATTCCTATGCACTTGAATTTGCTCGATGTGCCGTCGAGTGTCAAAATGCGAAAATTCTGGCCTTTTAGTCTCATAGTCGTAATTGTTTAAGTTACTTGATAATATCAACTTGCAGAACGCGCGTACCGTCTGCCTTATGACCTACGGCACCGACGCTGTAGCGGCAATCGGCAGGGATGTCGTTCACCATGTCGGCCAAAGCCTCCATTGTGGGTGCTTCGAGCACCACCTTGCCGTTCTTCATCAGTTCCTCAACGTGTGCAGGTTGCTTTTTCTGCTCCTGCTGCTCGTTGGGCAGTTCATCAGGTTTCTTGCTCATCTTCTGTCGTTGATTTAATAGAACAGTTATACGTCAACTTCTGATAGTAACACGGGCGCATCCAGTCCCATTGCAATCCGTCGCTCGACAGCTTGTCAAGTTCGGGAACCGCCTCATGGTTCTCGTACATCCCGATGATGTATCGGCTGACGGCACGGCGAACCATGCAAACAAGGTCTTTCACCTCGTTAGGACTCTTGGCAGCAACGTCAACAGTTACCTGAACTTCATCGTCCTCACCCTCCCACACGCTGTCTTTCGTGGTGTCCTGGTTCTGGAAACCGTCGTCCGTCACGATGATGTTGGGCAGAGGGGTGTTGTCCGTCTCGTCAGGAGACACCTCGAAACAGGTGCTCACCACACGACCGCCAGTAGCCGTCATGAGTGCTTCATCTGCAAGAATAGCGTCGTAGATTATTTCATCAACTTGTTTCATCACTTACCTTTGTTTTTGAAAACCGACGGGCTGACAGCCTTTGCTCGTGCATTGGAGCAGCCCGCCGGTTGGGAACTATGACCCGTATTGCGAAGAAGAGAGTTTAGCCGCCAATCTCGTTAGAAGATGCGGGCTCGATGAGCTTGATGAGCTTGAAGGCCTGGGGCTTGCCGGAGGTGTTGCCGCCGTTGACCTTGCTTGACAGCTCAACGAGTGAGTAGTCAAGGCTCATGCCCATAGCGATGACGTTGCGGTCAAAGTTGGCGGAGCTTGTTCCGTCAATGTTGAACTCAATGCCATCAGCATAGACCTGCTCGTTCAGGTAGCCGAAGTGACCGATACCGATGTAGCGTACAGGAGTGTCGCCAACCTTGTCCTTTGTGGCAACGCCATTGGAGGCAATCGAGTAGTCGATGTACGGAGATACCTTGTAGCGGTAGCCTACGCACTGACCATCCTGTACGACG